CTGTGCGGACAGTGTTGAGTTCCGCACTCCATATTGTTTAACACGCTCCCGTAGCGATTCCCAATCATATTTGAGTTCGTTAGGTACAATTTCATCCACGTCTCGCTTATAAGTATCTATCGGAAGAATACCTTGAGCATATTTGGTTCTGTGTGAATATTCACACGCACCCTTTTCTTTCGCAAGATTGACTGTCGCATCAATTAGATAATACTGAAATGCTTCAGTCAAATCGTGAACACGTTTCCAGGCACCAGGATCGTCATAATGCTCCCCGTGCTTGGCAAGATAGTGTGCCAAACCAATAAATCCTACCCCAAGTGACCGACGTGCTCTAGTGGCGATTTCTGCTGCTCTGACGGGATATCCCTGAAAATCAATAAGTTCATCAAGACTCCTAACAGCAAGATCGCAAAGAACTTGAAGGTCTTCATTATCCCTAATCTTTCCAATATTAATAGCAGAAAGAATGCAGAGAGCAATTTCCCCATCGGTGTCATCAATGTGCTGTAATGGTTTTGTAGGTAGAGTAATTTCTTGGCAGAGATTACTCATTTCAACTTTGTCCAAGAAAGACGAATGGGAATTACAATGGTCAATATTCATAATGTAAATACGACCAGTCTCTGCCCTTTCTTTCAGGAGGTCCAGAAAGAGTTCTTGAGCTCCGATAGTTTTTCTTGGAATAGATTCATTTCGCTCATAATGAACATATAAGTCGTCAAATCCATCAGTGCCAAAAGCATCATACAGACCAGGAACGGAGTGGGGAGAGAATAGAGAAACCTCTTCATTACGGATGAAACGCTCATAGAACAGTTTGGAGATTTGGATAGAATAGTCTAACTTACGAACTCGGTTATCTTCGGTTCCCTTATTATTTTTTAATACTAGGATGTCTTCTATTTCTTGATGCCAGATTGGAAAGTGGACAGTAGCACTTCCACCACGAATCCCGTTTTGTGTACAACATCTGACAGTTGCCTCAAACTTTTTGAGAAATGGGACAACACCGGTATGCTGAACTTCACCACCTCTGATTTTAGAGTTGATGCCACGAATGCGACCAGCATTGATGCCGATGCCTGCCCTTTGAGCAACATATCGCCCAATAGCCATATCACTGCTAAAGATGCTATCGAGGGTGTCATCAACATCAACAAGAACACAACTAGCATATTGTCGCAAAGGTGTTCGCACTCCTGCCATAATGGGCGTTGGAATGTTGATTTTGTGCTTTGAGATTGCGTCATAATACTTCTTAACGTAATCTAAACGAGTTTCCTTAGGGTACTTAGAAAAAATAGTTGCAGCAATCAAAAGGTACATAAACTGGGGAGTTTCATAAACCTTTCCACTGCTACGATCTTGAACCAGATATTTGTCAACAACTTGACGAAGACCAGCATAAGTGAAGAGATAATCTCTATCATGTGAAATAAAAGATTCAAGTTTATCAAACTCTTCATCCGTATACATTGAAAGAATCTCTGGGTCATAGACTCCCCTATTCACACAGAGTTCTACGTGCTCCTTGACAGTAGGACCATCGTGCATCCGACCAAACAACTGCTTACGAAGGGAAAACAGCAGCAGACGGGCAGCAACGAACTGATAATTGGGATGCTCAAGGTCAATCAGGTCAGAAGCAGAACGAATCAGAATCTCCTGAATCTCTGCCGTTGTAATGCCATCATAAAACTGAATACCCGACTGCATTTCAACTTGACTCGCAGAGACACCTGCAAGGTCCTTACACGCCTCTTCTACCATTACATGCAGTTTATTCAACTCAAGGGTTTCGGTGGCACCACTTCTCTTAACTACTTTTGTTCCGTTGCTCATA